GGGCAACGAGTGGGAAGAGCACGCCTTACTAGAGCTCAAAAAGGCCCTGAAAAGCCCCGACGAAAGTACCGAACTTAAACCCTCTTTTAAACTCTTTAACGAGTATTTCGGTTGCTCACCTGACGCCTTTATGATTCACCCCGACTTCGGCCCCGTTGGATGCGAAATTAAGTGCCCGTGGAATTCGGTCAACCATTACCTCCATAGCACAGTAACCGACGGCGAGCGGCTTAAATCGGTGAACTCCGATTACTATTGGCAAATCTTGGGGAACTGTCTAACCTTTAACCTCCCCGCGTGGATTTTTGCAAGTTACGACCCGCGCCAACCTGAGCACCGCCGACTACATTACGCGGTAATTGAGCCCGAAATCGAGGAGTTGACCCTATTGTGTGAACGAATGGAGGCCGCGCACCGAATGAAGCTCGAAGTATTAGAGCAATGGAATAACCCTTTTAAAACCAATTAATTTTTATAATATGAATAAGAGAAGCCCTTTTAGTTATGTAGCCCGAATTGAGCGGGTGCAAAAATGGATAACCGATAACCCAGGCGTTCACGTTAATGATATGCTAGACGAAATGAGCGACACCCCGCGCGGTACTTTGAGCTCGTTATTGAGTCATATGTTTAGCGCTGGGCACTTATTACGACCCTCAAAAGGTTTTTACACCTTGCCCGAATTAGTGGCGAGCCCTCGTTCGGTAGCGTATGATATTAAAAAGCTAAAAAAATCGCCCAATATTTTCCGCACCATAAAAAATAGAAGCGCAAAGCCAAAAGAACTATACTCTGAAATTCCCCTAAATGCCTCCGAGCCGAATGAAATACACGCCGCCATTGAACTGTTGAAAAGTAACGGTTACAAAATACTAAAGCCGACGACCGAGTTTAAGGAAATTTAGTATTATTGCCCCGACACTCAGTTATGAAAATCTTGAATACAGACCGCCGCCGCATTGCCAAAGCCTAAGTCGGGCGCTGGGTGTCCCTTGCGTGCGGTGGTCGTATTTTTTAAAATGAGAACATATTGCGTCTTTTACCGCTCTTTTTATGAGGCTCTTTCTGAGCTCCCCGAAAAGAACCAACTCGAAATTTATCGAGCCATTTTTGAACTCTCACTAAACGAAAATCGTATCGAATTAACAGGACTTTCGAAAACTATTTTTACTCTTATCGAGCCTCAGGTTTTGGCTAATTTACAGCGTTTCAAGAACGGAAGCAAACCAAAAGAAAAGCGAAATGGAAGCGAAACGGAAGCGAAAAAAAAGCAAACCAAAAGCGAACCTGAAGCTAATAAGAATAAGAATAAGAATGAGAATAAGAAAGATAATGAGAATAAGAAAAAGAATTTAGAACCGCCAACCCTTGAGGAGGTTAAACAATGGTTTACCGAGCAAGGCTCAACCGCTGAGCAAGGCGCCAAAGCGTGGCAATACTACACCGACGGGAATTGGCACGATGCAAAGGGTCAACCCGTTAAAAATTGGCGGCAGAAAATGAGGGGCGGGCGGTGGCTGGAGGTGAAAGCCCAGCCCCCCCAAACCTCTGAACTTAAACAATACAAACCCTTAGACCTTTATGAACCTGAACCAAACGCCGAAATTAACGACTTTTTTACCGCCGAGTGACGTAGAACTTGAACGAATGGTGTTAGGAGCCGTTTTACTCGATTTTAAGGCACTTTCTCGCGTCGAAGGTATATTGACCTCAGAAAAGTTTTTCGATGCCCGTAATGAGGCTGTAATGCAATCAATCCAAACGCTCAAAAATGAAAACGAGCCGATTGATATTTTGACCGTAACCCAAACGCTCAGAAAACGCCAAAAATTAACCGAGGCGGGCGGCGCTCAATACGTGGCCTCACTAACTAACCGCGTGGCTTCAACTGCTAACCTTGAAACGTGGGCGCTCCATTTAACTGAAATGTACTTAAAACGGGAGCTGAGCAAACGCGCCGCCCTTATGGCTGAGCTTTCACTAGCACCCGAAAACGACCCGTTTGAACTTTACAACCAATTCTCTAGCGAACTAACGGACCTCATTCGCCAAAACCTGAAGGGTGAGGTTAGCCACGTGAGTAATATAACCCCCGAAACTTCCCACAACATCGAAATGAGGGAAAGAACGGGAATAAGTGGAATACCGACAGGCATTAGAGTAATAGACGGGGTTTTAGGTGGCCACCAACCCGCCGACCTTATTTACATAGCGGCCCGCCCAGGAATGGGAAAAACGGCTTACGCTCTGAGCGTTATTCTAAACATAGCCCAAAAGGGTAAACCCGTCGCATTTTTTAGCCTCGAAATGAGCCGAGCCCAAATAGTCTACCGTTTGGCTTCAATGCTGAGCGAAATAAACGCTGAAATTTTAGCAAAACACCGATTAGACCGCGATACGAAAATTAAATACTACCAAACCGTGGACCAACTAAACGCCCTCCCCATCTATATAGACGATAACGCGGCCTTGAGCGTTCACGAACTTAAAACGCGCGTCCGTACACTACGCGAAAAATTCAAAATAGAGGCCGTGTTTATTGATTACGTCCAACTAATAGCGGCGGCAAAGAACAAAACGGCCAACCGCGAGCAAGAAGTAAGCGCGATTAGTCGGGGGCTAAAGTTAATCGCAAAGGAAAATAATATTCCTGTAATAGCACTCGCCCAGCTGAGCCGCTCACTAGAAACAAGGGGCGACAAAAGGCCCATGTTATCCGACCTCAGGGACTCGGGAAGCCTTGAGCAAGACGCCGACGTGGTTTGCTTTCTTTACCGAGAGGATTATTATAACAAAGAAACCCAAACTAACAACGCCGAGTTCATAATAGCCAAACACCGCAACGGTCGCACGGGTTACGTCCCCGTAAATTTCACCCCCGAAACAATGCACTACACCGATATTCAAACCAAACCAATGAATAACGAATCATGGGAACTTTGAAAAAACAAACAGCAGTAGAGTGGTTAGAAGAAGAATTGGCTAAAAAGCTAAAATTAATAGTTTTAAATCAAGATTATCAATTGATGGAAACATTATTTGAACAAGCTAAAGTAATGGAGAAGGAGCAGATGGATATTGTAGCAGGTGATTGGTGGAATGAAGGAGCATCCTATATGCACGATGTTAAAAGGAAATATGAATCATTCGAACAATACTATAACGAAACATATGGAGGTGACAAATGAAAGTTTATAAGAACAAAACGGGCACGTTTGACGTACTAACACCTACGGGTTTACTGTTTCACGTGAATAAATACCAATGTACACTAATTGGGCGCGTTAACGAAAATTGGAAGCATAACGAGAAGCAGCTAACCCGAATACCTCGGGAGGTTGCAAAATTTTTTTATTGAGAAACACTATTAAACAATATAACATAAACACAATTAAAATGAAAAATTTTGATTTATTTGGAAACGAAATAATTAGTGACCCATTATTAAGGGAAAAATTTATGGAGCCACCATTTAGCGTCCTGGATACAAAAGGTGGCGATTGGCAAAACCGTAAACGCCAATGGAAAAAGTTAGGTATTGAAAGTCATTTAGGTAGGGATGCTGAATGTATGCCCTCTCAATTTGGTAGCGTATTAGACGAAAACGGCTTTGACCAATACGGAAGAAAGCCAATGACTGGAATTAGTGTGTTTGACCCCGCCCTTTGTGAATTAATTTATAATTGGTATTGTCCCACGGGTGGGAGTATTTTGGACCCATTTGCGGGCGGTTCAGTGCGTGGAATCGTTGCTAATTATTTGGGATACAATTACACAGGAATTGATATACGCCAGGAGCAAATTGATAGTAACCGCGAACAGGCTTTAAAATTATTACCTGTAAACAAACAGCCTCAATATTACGTAGGTGATAGTAACGAAATGATTGAAACACTTTTGCCTCAATACGATTTGCTATTTAGTTGCCCACCATATGCGGATTTAGAGGTTTACAGCGATAACCCCAAAGACTTGAGCGTTATGAATTACGAGGAATTTATAAATATTTATAGCCAAATAATTAAAAAAAGCGTTAAAAAACTAAAAAAAAATGGATACGCGGTATTTGTGGTAGGTGATATTCGTGATAAAAAAGGCTATTATCGTGATTTTATTAGCCATACTAAAAAAGCGTTTATTGAGGCGGGAGCGGGTTTGTATAATGAGGCGATTTTATTGCAACCATTAGGAACGGCAATGTTAAGGGCGGGCAAAATATTTGAGGCTGGAGGAAAATTGACGAAGGTTCACGAAAATGTTTTAATATTTAAAAAACAATAGACATGATGATTCTAGAAAAACATATGGAGGTTCAGGTTTTACGCGATGATTTATTGCCTGGTGGAACCAAAAGCGTTTTAATGCCTTCCATAATAGGTTCAAATTCAGAATATGTTTACGCCTCACCCGTTTACGGCGGTTTTCAAATTGCGTTGGCATCGTATTGTCAGCAAGTAAATAAAAAAGCGACAATTTTTTGCGCTAAAAGGAAAAAACGCCACGCCAATACAATAAAATTGATTGAATTGGGAGCAAACGTTATTGAGGTGGAATATGGATATTTAAGTGTTATTGAAAAAAGAGCGCGTGAATACTGCGAAAAAACGGGAGCTGAAAAATTAGTTTTTGGGGCAAACACTGAACACAATAAAAATATATTGACGGAACGGGTTATTGAGGTTTTAATTCAATTAAAACGGGAACCCGAGGAAATTTGGTGCGCCATTGGCAGCGGCACTTTAGTAGATGCAATTTTAAAAGCAACTAAAACCGCAAAAATATACGGGGTTCAGGTTGGAAAAGATTATAAACAAGAGCACCCCCGTTTAACCGTTTTAAAATATCACAAAAGTTTTGAAATGGAAAGTAATTTTAAAAGCTCGTTTCCTTCAATGCCTAATTACGACCTAAAAGCGTTTGAGTATTGTATAAAGTATAAAAAAACCGATAATGTTCTATTTTGGAATGTTCTATAAAAATCATAAATAGCAGTTATTGATGAAGCGTTGCAGGGTATGTAAAGAAAAATTTACGCCGACTTACTCGAGGTTGCAAGCCACTTGCACAAAGCCCCAATGCCTAATTGAATGGGGGCGGGTAACTGAGCGAAAAAAGGCAAAGCGGGAAATAAAACGGATGCGAGAGAATATAAAAAGTGTTAGCCAGTACCGCCGAGAGTTGCAAAAGGTATTTAACGAATTCATTCGCTTGAGGGACTCAAAACAACCTTGCATCAGTTGCGGCCGAACTTTGCCAGCTAAATATGACGCTGGGCACTTTTACAGCGTGGGAAGCTACCCGAATTTGAGGTTTAACGAGGATAACGTCCACGGCCAATGTGTCGAATGTAATCAGCACAAACATGGGAATCTTTTAGAATACGCCCCGCGCCTTACCGAGCGAATCGGTTACGAGAGAGCCTCGAAATTAATGATTCTCAGAAACGAGCCTTTGCGACTGGGCCTTGAGGAAATTAAACAATTAACCACACACTATAAAAAACGCGTGAACGAATGGAAAAAAGAGAACCAATAAGCCAGGTCACAAACGAGGATTGTATGGAACTAATGGGCCGTTACCCCGACAAATATTTTGAGCTGGCGATAGTAGACCCGCCGTATGGAATTAAAGAGGATGGTCGTAAATCAGAAAGCCGAGCCGTAAGTAGTCCAAAATGGAAAAACCCAAAACCCAAATATACTTTTAAAAATTGGGATAACGAAAGAATGAATAAAAGTTATTTTGACGAATTAAAAAGAGTTTCTAAAAATCAAATAATCTGGGGGGCTAATCACTTCATTGAAAATTTAGAGAATGCCAACAGTTCCGCTTGGATAGTTTGGTATAAAAAGCGATTTGATGAAATAAACGATTTTAGCGACTGCGAACTAGCATATACAAATTTTAAAAAAGGAGTTAGGCTTTTTCATTTTCCGTGGATAGGATTTGGGGCAGTTAACGCAAAAGAAAACAGAATACACCCCACCCAAAAACCCGTTAAACTTTATGAATGGATTTTAAAGAATTACGCCAAAGAAGGCGATAAAATACTGGACACCCATTTAGGAAGCGGCTCGAGTAGAATTGCCGCCGACAAAATGGGCTTCGATTTTTACGCGTGTGAACTCGACCGCGATTATTTCGAGGCTCAGGAAAAACGATTTAAAGAATACAAAAGCCAGCTAATTTTGTTTTAATGAGCGCCGAAAGAATTAGTGAACTAAAAGGCGAGCTTTTTATATTAACCGTCCGCCGTTCGCTTCGCCCATCAATGCAAGAAAACGCGCGAATGTGGGCAATAATGCGCGAACTTTACGAACTAACAGGAAATGAAATGTATAATTTAAAACCAAAATAAACATGAGCACTTTTACACACAAAGAAGGAGCGGGCTCGCTCTTCAAAAACGAAAAGAAAACGGCCGAAAATCAACCCGACTACCGAGGCGAAATCATGCTAAAAGGCGAAACGCTTATTCTTGCTGGCTGGGTGAAAGAAAGTAAAACAGGCAAAAAATTCGTAAGCCTGAAAGTTGAGGCCCAGGGCCAAAAAGCTGAGGCCAAAACCGCAACCCCTGAAGCAAAAAACGACGATTTGCCTTTTTAAAAAATGAGCCTAAAAACGTTAATTGAGCAACTAGATTCGATAGCCTCGAATTATAACGAGAAAAACGTGCAAATGAGCGACGGCCTCCGTAATTATTTACGGGGGCTTCGCCAAGCGCGACACCTCGCCCAAAATCTTTTAGATAAAGAACTTTGAAACCATTGAATTTTAATAAAGCCCTTTTGGATGAGCTGGAAATAAGAACCCTCAGGGCTGAGCGGCGCCACCTTTATAATCAGCTTTTAGAAATTGATTCGAGGGACGGTATGAAATACGTGAACATAGCGCACCGCCTCGATATAATCAATAAAAAACTGTTTAAACTGACAGGAAACGCTATTTACCGTTAAACCTCGAAGTGTGGCAAATCCTTAAACGTTCGCCAATCTCCGCCCCACTTTATTAGGCCGTTAAAATTGGCTTTAATAATAGCCGCAAATTTGGCGAATAAATCGGGGCTCCAGTCTAATTTATTCTCGGCGTCTTTAAAAGCAATATCGAAAGCCTGAGCGGGGTAAACGTTATGTTTTCCGCCCTTTCGAATATTGGTTACAATCTTTCCTGCCTTAGTTCGTCCCTTTGCATATAGTTCCGCTTGCTCTTCATTCGTGCGAAAAGTGCACGTTAAAAAGGGCTGAGGTAATTCGGGGTAATTCTCGCGCCATTCATGAACGGCCAAAGTGTACGCCCGTTGCAACCTGTAATCGAGGTCGGTAATTTTACGGCTTGGCATCGCTAAAAAGTTTTTTATCCTTCAAGTGTGAGCCCCGAGAGCTCCCCACGTAATAAGCAAAAATAGAAGTCCCAATAGATAGCACGCTTCCAAAAGTCATATCTGCGAGCCGCTGATTTTCGATAGGAATAACGATAAAAATAAGGCTCAAAACGACGCCAACCGTTAGCAGTAAACCAACGATAACCACGGCCCCAAATAGCCAGTCCCTTTTACCCGTCGCATTCAAAAAGGCGGCCTCACGTACTCTAGCAGAATCGCGGTCGCTTACCTCGGTTTTATAATACTCAAGCTCGGTTTGCATATCGAGCCGCGTCATTTCGAGCTCAAAGTTTAACCGTAACTTTTCGAACTCTAAAGCAAGCGCCCCGTGTTCGTCCGATTTGTGACTTTGCCCATTTAGGAAAGCCCCCACGGTTTCTAACGCCTGAATGCCTGTAATATCGCCCGCAATTTCGAGAATATCGCCCGCGACGGGTTTCACTTTATCGCGTACAAATACGCCGAATTTCGAGCCTTTAATTCGCTCGCCTATGGGTTTTTTATCTTTCTTCTTTTCGCTCATTTTTTAGGCATGAAAAACGAAAGAACACCCGTTAGAATTCTTTTGTAGTTAGCCATTACGTAAATAAAAATCTTTTCGCCCATGAGTGTAGAAACAGGAACCGCCCAGCTCGATTCAGACTCGAGGCCGTTATTAGCACAATAAACGGAGGTTAAATAACCCGAGAAAATAGATAGGCCAACTACGGCTATCCATTGAATGACGGTAATTGTTCTTTTCATATATAGCTCATAAGATATTTTCCCCATTACCCCAATTAGTACCCCGAAAACCCAGTTATTCAGGTCACTAAAAAACTCCGCCAACCCGTTAAAAAAACTCATTTCTTTTTAGTCTTTAGTATTAGTTGCTTCTCGTATTTCTTAAGCGCGATTAACTGCGCTTTCTTTTTCTCGTTCCTTTTCATATTACGGAATTTGATTAATACGCCTATCGCCATAGGTACGGCTCGAGGCCGTATTTCCCGAACTGAATAAATAATTTTGTGAGCCTTTCTTAATTGATATTGGGCAACGCTGAGGCCAAACGTTGTTACTGTATTCGGGGAATAAATTAGAGTTAGCACAAAGGTAGTCAACCATTAAAGAAGTATAGTGCTCGGCGTTTTGTTGCCACCTCGCGAGCTGGTCTTTAAATACCACGTCCGCCACGGGCGAGGTATCGTCGGAGGTTCTTTGGACCATAGTGCCGTTATCGACTTTATAAGTCAAAGAGGGGGCCGCTTCAACCATTGTCCACCACATAACCACGCGGCGGGCGTAATCGTCAACTAGCGTTAAATAGTCACCCGAAAGGGTGTTATTTTCGATATCGCTTTTAATCTTTTCGTAAAGGTTCGTTCCTAAATAGGGAGCTAAATATTTATCCTGAGCCAAATAAATAGACGGATAAAGTAAGTTAGGGTCTACCGCCCCGTTAACCGTGGTATATTTCTTAATATATACGTCGTTAATTATTAAAACCTCCATAGCTTTTTAGTTTTAGCGTCTATAATTTTTCCCGTCCTTTCCATATACGGGGTTCGTTTCTAAAAATCCGTTATAATCTTGGTCTACGGGTAGCAAGCTAACACGTATATCGTTTCGAACTACATACCCCATTTTTTCCGCTTTCCTTACCGCGATTTGTTGGGCGTCGTTAGCGAGCGGGTTTATTCCTTTCGCGTTAATATAGACCTCCTTTTGCCAAAAATGGTGACAATTTCCGCCGCCTTTGTAGTAAAATATATTGTAATAATCCGTCCCGTTTGGCCCCCATCCTGGGTTAACGCGCTTACCCTCCATTGCTTCTATATCTTCCTTCCTATACAGCTTATCCGCGCTCAGCATTTTAGCGCAAAATGGACGGTTGCTCGAGGCTTTGCCCTTGTATCGGTATCGCGTCATGAAGGTAACGCCCGCGTAATTGGTTTCGTCCTGTTTACTCGGTGCCATTGGTTTAGCCGAACCCGTCGAAACCGCTAATTCGTGAGCTTCGATTTTAACGAGCTCCTCATTCTCGGCGTCGTCGTTATCGTAATCGACCTCGTAACTATCAATTAAAATGTAACCCTCGGGGGCGTCGGTTCCTAACGAAATTAATTCGTCGGCTATTTCGCTCGCTAAATTTTCGCGCTCGATTCTTTCAACCATACGCGCCGCCCAATCTCGCCCAGCGTCGCCGCCCCACAATTCCCACGCGATACGCCCCGCGCTAGGGTAACCCTCTTCGCCTTGGTTCCAACCGCTCGCCTCTTTGTCTACGGCGTGACGGCTGAAATAACTATTCATTCGTTGTATAGTTTCAACTGAAAGATTACGCCCGTTTGAAATATCGCGAGCCCTAGCCACTCCGACCTCGGTTCCGCCCCTGTTATATTCGGCCCTCCATTTTAACCCCAATTCGGCCGCCGATTTCATCTCATTTGTTGGCTCGAATGAGTCGGCTAAATTCTCGCAGTTACAAAACTTTTTTTTTTCGTCCTCAGCCATAACGGGAGCGGCGGGAGCGGGAATTTCCGCCGTAGTCGCGGGGGCTTGTATTAGTGGCGAGTTTGGAATTACCGTAATAGTCAATCCTGGCATTTCAAAGCCCAAAACCTCCTCGAAACTTTTCGCGATTTTATTCTGAGCGGGTTGGATTACCTGATTTGTAAAAATCTCAAGTCCCACCGCCATTTCGTCCTTATTAGAACCAAAACCGCCGCCCGTGTCGCGTATTCCAAAAATCAAAGGAGTAACCACGCGGTGAGCAACCATGATAAGTGAGGTCGATTCTTTCGAAAGAAATTCGTATTGTTTGTCCGCGTCGCTGAGCGGAAAAGTAGTAATCTCAGGGCGCGGCGTGTCGCGCTCGTTAAACGTCATTATAAACTTTCCCGCATTTCTAGCGCCTGTTAATTGGCGTTCCCAATCTCTTTTAATTTGTTGCTGTTCGTCGGGAGCGGGCGCACCTTGGAAAAGGCTAACAATCATTGAAGGGCTGAGCCCGTTCATGATATTATTGACGTGGTAAATACTAATTTCCTTCGCGAGCTCAATAGAATTTATTGCGCTATAATAGTCAGGGCGTGGGTAGAAATTAGAACCCGCGTAATTAAAGCAATAATAAACCTGTCGAGGCTCCTCGGCCTTGCTCATTACGTTATAAATCGGTATGAACTCGGGTTTATTCCTTTTCTTTCGCGTATTGGCCCAATCGTTCGAATGATAAACGCCGCAAATTTCCTCCTCCTCACCCGTAACAGCCAATCGGCACTCTTCAAAAGGCAAATGCCTCATTTTGGCCACGTTTTCGCGGTCTACCGTATAAATAATTTCAATGTAAAACCCGCCGTATAATTTCAAGTCGTTAGAACACCCATAAAAAACGTCGTAGGCTTTCAGTTCCTCGAGCCTTTTATTATAAACTCCCGCTTGTAATCCTTTGCCCGCTATCATTTCGCCAATAGAAACGCACAGCGAACCGTGAACGGCCCCCGTTTGGGCTAATTCCCTGAGGTATTGTGGAAATAAATTGTCTATTCCATAGCTCACCCAGCCCGAGCGGTCTAATTTCTGGGCCGAACTGCGAACCGTATAATCGGCTAGTTCTAATCTTTTGACTTGGTTAGGGGTTTCCATTATATATAATATCGTCGGTTATGGTTATCGAAGGAACGTCGTAATACTGAGTCGAATTAACGAGCTCAATAGTACCTATTTTGCAAAGGCCCACAACGGCCGCGTTATTCGGGTCCAAATTTACGGCTGAATTTTGCCCGTAAACGTAATAGCGATAGCGGCCCTGTAAAGTTAGGCCAACAGTTGTTACCGTTAATTGAGTTATTCGTTGGTTTTCGAGCACAATAACGGGCACTTGTGAGATACTATCGCCCGCCGTCGAATTCTCTTCGTGGGTTATAATTAAAAGAAAATGCGTAAACGTTTGGGCGAAATATTGCCTCGTTTCGTTTAAAGTTAGTCGGAGTATTTGCCCCGCGTTATTTGTAGCTAAATAATTCATTTTATTAAAAAGGGCGGGCAATTACACCCGCCCCGTTTAAATGTATAACCCTTATAACCTGAATAAATGCGTTATGAATTTACTACCGTAATTCCTGTAAAGTTATCGAAAGGAACCGAGGTATACGCCTCCAAAAAGTCGGGTTGGTTTGGCTCTTGAGCGTTAACGGTAATTTGGTAACCGTTTAAATCGCCTTTTGCCTTTCCTGACTGATAAGAGCCCGTCGTTAAAAAGGCTCCATCGGTACGGCCAACACAAACGATTTGGTCGTCATAAAGCTGAACGAAAACAATTAGTTTCGCCTTGCTCATTTGCTCGAGTTCTTTTTTCTTATCGTTGGCCAACTTACCCAAAGTAAGTTCGACCGTTTGGTCGTAATATAGAGTCCCGTTTTCGAGGTTAGCGGTTGGAACTACTGTAACCGCTCCCGTATTGCGGTTGGGTTGGTATTGGAAAACGTCAACGCTTCCCGCCGTTCCTGGCAAAGCGTCAATAATTCCGTTAGCGTCTAAAGTTATTCCGCTGGCGAAAAATTCCCAATTCGCGAAATAGACGTTTTTAACGCCGCCGACCCCCTCGTTACAATCGAGCATGAAGCCCGCACTCAGTAAACATGGCATATCTTATTGATTTTTAGTTAGTTATGTTAAAATGGGGGGCGTTTAAACCCCCCTTTTATTTTATTAGAACCACGTTCCGTAAGCGGCAATTTCGTTACCGATACCGAACTGAGCACCCGCAAAGAACTTAGCAGAAAAACGAACGTTATCCTCGGCGAATTGGCCCATGTCCACAACCTGAATGTTATTCCAATCGCTTAGGACGTTAGTTCCAAACCAAAGGTTTGATTTTTGAGCCATAACGATAGTGTCGTCGGGCATTCCTGGACAAATTGCCAACTGATAACCAAGGTAAGATTTAGGCATTTCAGGACCGCCGTAAGTATACCAACCATTTCCCGCCGCCGCGCTTGCTTGCATGAATGCCTCCCAAACGTTTTGCGCGATATAAATAACAGGCTTTTCGATTGAGCGCTTTACAGCTGTTGGGCACGTTGCAACAGTAGCGGCAATTTTAGAAATTACGTTAGTTGAATCAATAGCCACGGGAGTAGAAACGAACAAAACACCCGAGCCGCCCGCGTTCATGAGGGTCAACAAACCATCATATTCGCCAGCGGTTGCGTTTGCACCCGTCCACAAAATTTCTTCGTTTTTCGCCGCGATACCCTCGAGCATATTCGCGATTAGAGTTTCGGCCAACGCTGGCTCGAGCTCGCCGTTTTGTACGAAACCAGCGCCCCAATCCGCAAGGAAAGTGTTTTTACACAAGTTGCGCTGAACTTGGAATTTCTCAAGCGTCAAAACGCGCTCGGTGATGGTCACCGTACCTAGTGGCGTAAAGTCGCAAGTCGGCGCCTCAAAACTGATATCGTCAACGAGTTTCTTTACGATTTGTTTGTAGTCGATATTTTCTTTAACGGTTACGTGTTGCAATGATTCATTCGCAAGGAACGCCGCTTTAATGTACTCCCCCGCGTATTTACCCGCGTAGGTTGTAGTTAAACTAGTAGTTGTTGCCATTTTTTTTTAATTCTTATTTAATTTTTTCAATATTTTTTACGATTCTTTCGCGGAGCGTCATTTGATTAAATGGCTTTTCCGCTTTTTGCTCGCCCATGATTACGCGAGTAGTGTTTTTTTCTTTTACCGAAACGGTCGCGGGTTGCTTTTTAACCGCGCTCAATTCCGCCTTAACCGCGCTCAAATTTTCGGCGCTTTTTGCAGCCTCATTTTTAGCGTTTGAAAGCTCGGTTTCGAGTTGGGCTTTCTCGCCCTCAAGGGTTGAAACGCGCTCACTCAGTTTGTTAATTGCGCTCAACAAATCGTCGGAAGTCATTTCGACCTCTTCGAGTTCAGGGATACCCATTTCCGCAATTTGGCCGAGCTCGTTAACGTCGATAAATTCGCCCGTTTCGAGTTCGTAACGCCCAGCGGCGGCCGCTACTTTGTTACCCTCTTCGTCCTTAGTATAAACGTCGACGCCAATAGCGAAAGAATTCGCGCTGGTAAATACGGGGGTTCCGTCCTTTAAACGGCCCTCAGTTTCCAAGGCCACCTCTTCGAGTTTAATACCGTGAACGCTAGGGTCAATTTTGAATTTTGAAAATATCTCTTTCAAAGATTCTTTTAGATTAACTTTAGACATTGGTATATAATTTTTTAGTAAAAACGGAAACGCTTTTTTTTTCCTACTTTCGTAAAAATTACACACATGGCAAACATTAATAAAACTCTAGAGGTGTTAGGCCTCCCCGACCATTTCGCCCGCTTTGATGGACAGGTACAAACCCGCGTAACGCGAGCGATAACTGTTTACGAAATAACCGATACAACGGGCCCGCTCCCCGTTAATCGTTACGAGGTTGAATTCCGCGACGGAATACCCGCGCCGTTTGGTTTATATCCTTTAAATTATATCGCGGGAATGTTACACCATGGAAATTATACCGACGCGGGCGAAACGCCTCAGGGTTATTTATTGCACCGCCCGAGCGTTTGGGTTGTTCACCCTCCTATGAGCGGGCTCGCTGGGCAAAACGTTTATTACGTGGACGGTAAATTGCTTTTAAATGAGGACCGAATAGAACAAATGTTTGAGCCTTACGAAACCACTTTAAACGGCGTGGCGTTAGATATGAACGACCCTGTTATGCGAGTTCAGTATAAAGCTCGAATAGTGAAAGCGGGAAAAGTAGTTTGGACCTCGAGATTTGCAATTACCCCCAAAAAACGCCTCCGTCGTTCTGAATTTCTCACCCTTTGCGGGCTTACCATGGAGGAGGTAATTTATAAAAGCCGTTGGACTTATAATATAGTTAAAACGAACCCCGCCACTCATATAAACAATATTGCTATGGATATCGAGCGCACGGGTAACCAAGTAAAGAGCACGGTTTACATTAATGGCGAGCCGTCGAATTCGTTTAACTACAAAACGCTAATTAACTCATTCGGTAAAACCTATTCGGGCTTCATGCAAATGTACCGCCTATATAACGGCCCAGGCCTGAACGTAACGGATAACGTCTACGGGTCTACTCTTAATATAGGTTTGGACCCCGCAAAAGATACGACGATTAACATACAGGCGGGAACCGTAAACGCTTTTGACGCTAAAACAAAAACGCTTACCTTTAACCCCGATTTGAAGGAATCGGCCGAACTGTTGGCGTATATGGAATTTTTGCCCGCTCAGGGAAAAAACGAAAATATCGGCCAATCGATAAATTTAGAAACAGGCGAGGAAAAATTGTTTTAATTTAGCGGCGTCCGCTTGGTTCTATATATATGTTTTTTGTTATTGTTGAAAAAGGCCCCCACGTTTGGAGGCCTTTTTACTTTAAACAATAACACTTAAACACTTTATACCACACTAAACCAGCTTTATAAATTGCTCAATAAATTGTGCACCTCTAAAATTAAAAGCTCCTCAGGCGTTTGCGAAAGGCTCAAGCCCACGTGGTCAAAATAACCCTCAATCGAAAAGCCTTTAACTTTCCCCTCTTTGACGCTCGCCCATATTTCGGGGTTATCTACTTTCGAACCGATTAACCACGTGCCAACGGGAACGTCCAGCCCCAAATGAGTACTCTTATCGTTCTCGCTTTCTTTATACCAACTTTCGACCACGGTAACGCCGTCGATAGATTTTTGGTGCTCGTATGTGTGCGCCTTCTGAAAACCATTTTTCATAAAGGCGTGAGCGCAATTGTAAATCGTTTCTTTATCAAATACAATATAATACTCCTCGCCTGTTTCTTTGTCAATTCTCAAAATCGGTTTGTCGGGAATCAGCGCGGGGCCGTATAGCATTCGGCGCTCGTTATCGAGTGCGCTCAATTTTGTTTCAGCTTTTAGAGCCACCCAATTCGATTCAATAGCGGGGAATTCTACTAACGAAATAGCATCGACCCCTAGGTTACCCTCGGCGTCAATAATGCATTTAACTACTTTTTTCTTATCCATTTTTTTATATATTAGCGGCGAAAATTTTCCATTTTCGAATAATTTGATTCAATCAGCCCTCGAAACGTCGGGGGCTTTTTGATTATAAACGGCTGAGGTCCGTAACTTTAGCGCGAGCCTCCATAGCGTTTGCAATATCGCCCGCTAATACGTAGGCGGGTTGTATTTGTTGCGGTTGGTTTAAATTCAAACTAGCGAGCGGGTTAAACTCAGGAACGCCGCTAGAAGCAACGCCCGTCGAAGAAAGCTCACCACCGCCGCCCGTGCTGTTATTACCACCGCTAGGAGCGGGGCTTTCGTATGTAGTCGCCTTAATCTTTGCAATGTTAGCAAGCCCCGCCGCAACCGCAGCCGCCGCCGCCACTACACCACGAACTACTGAGGTCGGGTCGCCAGGAATAACCTGAGAGGCATAAGCCGCCGTCGCGCTTTGGTAGGTTTGAACGCTCGCCAATCCGATTTGTAAAGCCTTATTTCTTTTAAAAGATTTTTTTTGTGCCGCCTCGCTTTTACCCGAAAACGCCTCGTTTAACGAAATCAAAGTATTGAGGCCGTCCGTTGCGCTTTTTGTGATATTGTCGCTCGTTCGCATAAAAGCGTCTAACCTGTCTTGGTTGCTCTTTTCGTCGGCGGCTTTTTCGGTGTCGCGGTACTCTTTGTTTATTCTCGCTAGTTCCCTTTTTTGCTCTTCGGCTAGTTGCTTTTCCTGTGCGGCGTTACCGTTAGCAATGGCAAATTTTTCGTCATATTCCGCAACTAAATCGTCCACGGCCTTTTCGCGGCGCGCCTCGTTTTCTTTTAAGCGGGCGCGGTCTAATTCTTGTTGTAATTTAAATTGAGCGTCCTCGCGGCTAATACGGTCCTCGTTTGCTTTTACCGACGCGGCTCTTTGAGCTTCTAAAATTTTGGCGTCGTTCGCAGCTTGCGCGGCTTCTTCCTGAGCCGTGTATTTATCTCGTATATTTTGGCGGTCGGCTAACTGTTGCTCCTCGAGTTGGGTTATTAGTTTTTGATTCGTTCCCGCTTTTTCGACTAGCTTATCGTACTTTAATTGCAGTTGTCTTAACTCCCGTTCTTCGTCCGTTAGGGTGAGTTGGTAACGCTCTTCTTGAGCCTGTTTAATTGCGTCGGTAACCTCAGCCTCACGAGCCTTTCGAGCTTCGGCCGCTTGCGCCGCTTTTTGCCTCGCAACCTCCCGCGCTTGCTCTTCTTTTGCGAGTCTATCTTGTTCGGTTTTGGCGGCGTCATTACGCGCCTTTTCAACCGCTGAGGCTTCGTCTTCCGCTGATTTAATCGCGAGCTCCTTATTGGCGTCTATTGCTTTTTGGCGGGCGTCTAGTTGCTGTTTAGTTAGCTTAACCCCTGTCTTTTCGAGGTCGTTCGTTTGCTTAATTAAATCCTCATTTGTTTGAATTCGTTTTTTATTAAAATCCTCGTTTACTTTACTAACGTCTTGGCCTGTTTTTTTAGCATTTGCAACCGCTAAACGTTGGGCATTATCTAAATCCTTTTGGCGTTGGTCTAATGAGCCGATAGCCTTATCCACAGCATCAGCCGCCGCGACGCTCGTTAATCCTATCGCGTCAGTAAAACCCGTTACCGCGTCTTTTACAAAACCAATTACCGCCCCTATTGCCTCAAAAGCAATACCCAAGGCGGGGACCACGTTCGCGAGTTTATCAAAGTTTACTATCAAAAGCGCGATAGCCGAACCAATCAAAAAAAGCGGGTTCGTTAAAAGGGCTTTTCCAACCGCTCCGAACGATTTACCGACTTCGCCAATTCCTTTCGCGAATTCGCCTGGCTTTGCTTCCTTCAGGTTTTTAGCGAGTAGGTTTGCACCCTCAGCCGCTCCCGAAAAATCTAACGAATTGAGGCGGCTAGTTACTAAACCCAACGAACCCCCGACACGTTCGAAGGCGGGCCCAGCCTGAGCCCCTACGGCCTCGCTTGCGTCCCTTATTTGGTCTTTTAATTTACCCGCCGCCGTAGCGAGCTCGTTGTATTTGTCAGTTCCTGGGTCGGTGGCCGCGAGTGTAGCTTGTAATTCTCTTAACTGAGCCTTGAGGCTTTTAGTAGACGCGACCGCAACCGCTCCCGCCGCTTCGACGCTGCCCGCTAATTTATCGACGCTTTGAACCGCGCCCGCGTCGTCAACCTCGAGGGTGAATAAAAACGTCGAACTATCTTGAGCCATTTAGAAAAAAAGTTTAAATAATAGATAAACGAGAAAGCCCCACCAAATGACGGCGCATCCGTACTTTATAAAACGGAAAACCCATAGCCTTTTACGTGTTAGTTCTTTGTTTGGGGTTTTGGATTGTATTCCCGCCTTTAGCATTTGGAGGGCTGGGCTGATTACGTTTTCTTTCATCGAATTTGCGTATAATAGAGGGTTAAATTACAATTCACGTCCTGAGGGAAACCCGAACCGCCCGAGGTAATTTTAAATCGGTGCTGAGCGGTATTTGTGGCCGTGTCGATTACAAAGGTAATCGTTATCGTTGTCCCCGAATTGTCCGAACTAATAACAACGGGAGCGCTCGCGCTTGTAACCCCTCCTAACTTATCCAAATAAACCGAGCCCGTTTCGTAAATAAAGAAGCCGTTAACGTCGCTCGCGTGTAATATGTAGAAGCAAACCCAACTCGTTTTGTCAGGCATCGTTAAACGGGTTAAAACGTCATTCGATGGGAAGAGCTCAATAGTTTGGCCTGAGGCGGTTAATGTGTTGGCATTGGTAAAAACAATAACCCCCGTTTGGCTGGCTCCCTCTTCTTGGGAAATAGTACGGTCGCCCGCCCCGAAATGGAGGCCCGTAATATTTGCTAAAGCGTTGCGCCCTAAAAGTACGCTCGCCCTATTTGCCCCCTCCATTTTCAACCGTTCGCCAACCGCTAACGTGTTCTCGTTGCCCTTTTCTACGCTGATTCTTTCGCCAACGAAAACGCTAAACGTGTTAGAAACGCTAATATCGGTATTCGTGGTTTTCGCTAACGCATTTTGGACTACGCCTTGAGTTCCTGGGTTCATCATCATCGCCGAGGCTGAGCCGCCGCCGTTGGGGTCGGTTTCAATCGGAGTACCGAACGCCAAACATTGGCCCAAGATTGGCTCCCATTGATAGCCATAACGAACGCAACAAGTAGACGTCGCGGGTTGCGGGTCGCCCGCGTAATCGGTGAACTCGATAACCTGAACACCTCCGTCCGTAGTCGCTACCGAAGTCGGTACTAACTCGCAGTCGGGAGCGGGGTTAACGAGCTTCATTAGCTTAACCTTTGTCGATTCATATAACCCAATTTTATAATCTGAAATTTCGAGAATTCGCCAATAGGTGTCTTTTATGAAAATTCGGTCGCTATATTTAAAAGTCAATATATCCGCCAAATCGAGCGCAAAGTAAGCCTCCAAAATTCGCGTTTCGGGGTTGTAAAGTCCGTTTAAATAGTCGCGCCAATACTCGTTAAATAGATTCCTAAATGGATTCGTTATAATTGAGTGTAACGGCGTTTCAGGGTTAAAATTCAAGTCATAATCCCCGACGCTTGCGTTAACGCTTGAGTAGTGATTAAAAATATTTACATTTGCATTTTGCACGGTATCACTTCCGTCGTCGTACATACGAATTCGCGTCGTATCAGCCAAAAATAAAAAGCGCAAATTAGGCGCGACAAATTCGCCTTTGTCGTTTATAAACTTTGGAATAGGAATATTAGTCCCATTCACATAAGCGGCGGGCGTACTTTCAGCCGTGAGCTTAATATTAAAATCTCCCGACGCGAATTCATTTGGCGGGGTGTTGCTGTTTACTGTATACCCGTTTAGTAGTTTATACTCGCCATAAGTTCGGCCGTTATCGGTGTAAAGTTTGCTCGATACGTCGCCGCCGTTTTTATAGGTGAAAAAGAAATTTCGCCGCTGTATTTCAGTCGTAGGGCTCAGCGTTATATCTTTCGAAATATCTAGCTTTTGCGTCCAGTTCAAAACGTCGCCCGTTGCGATATAATCGTTAATTGGCATAATTGTAACCTCTTTTGGAACCGAGCGCGAGGGGACAATTATAGCCGCGTGCATTTGCAAGATATCGCGCACAAAATCGACTTGTTTAATATTGGGTGAATTAGCCGCCGCGTTAAACGTATCGCCCCAATTCCTGAAATAACTAAAGAGTTCCCACCCCGTACCAACTAACGGGTCGTTAGTAGGTGAGCCGCCAAATAAAGGCGAGCCCGTAAATTCGGTGTAAGGTTGCATTCGTTCGCCCGCCAGCATATAAAGCGGCTCAGTTGTAAATAATATTCTTTGAGCTATTCCATTATTTTGGTCGGTTCCTGAAACTGCCACCTCAAAATTAACGACCACTTGGCCCGCTGTTGGGCTTCCCCCCGTGAACTTGAAAAACTTAATTCCACCCGTTGAAGGTCCAAACGTACCCACGGGAATAATGTTCGCCCAAAATCTAAAAGAATAAAAGCCCTCGACGGGAGCCTCGAAGTAAGCCCCCGAATAGTTGCCCCCATTGTCCACGAATTGAGGCAACGTCAAAACGTTATCGTCGGTAACCGCTGTGGTCGTTACAAACCCCGCGTTAAAATAGAAGTCCCCGACCACCTCGTTAACGATTACGTTTTTAGTGTTAATCCACGGGCACCAATACCCCGACAAAATGGTTTCGAGTGGCGTAGGCGTTAGCGTAAAGCCCGCGTCTTTTATAATATTGCTAAAGATAGTCCACGCATTTAAAAACGGCGTAAAATCAGCCGCAAATAAAGGGAGCTCGCTATTGAATAAAGGCCGACTCCCAACGCTCCCCGTATTGTCCCAACGTTGGCCGCGGTCAACTAAACCCCACGTTATTACATCGCTGAGGTTTATCGTTTCATAATTAATTTCTCTATCGAGACTTGGTAAATCTTGAATTTGATTTAATAGCTTGTCACCTATTGAACGAAACAGGTCGGGAGCCTCACCGTAAAAACATAACTGAATATCACCGATAGCCCCGTTACGTTGGAACGTTTTTAAAACCCTTAAGTGTCCGCGTATAATGGGCAACGTATCGACGCGAATTTCGGCGGGTATCTTTGTGCTATAAACCTCGCCGACGTCGCTAAATGTAAACGAATCGAGCAACCCGAAGACCTCCAAATTTCTATCTGAAGCGGGGACCCTGAACTCACGGGTGAAATCGCCTTGAGGCGCAAACGTTCCCACGTCCTGAAAGTTAAAATTTTGGCTAATTGACTCCTCCTCGTAAAGGTCAATATATTTTTCGGTCAGCACGGGCACCGCTTCCATGTAGTTAAAATTGGGCAAATCAGCGCCGCCAACGCTAAAATTCCATGGAGCAGTAGTAAAAATTTGTGTATTTGTTGGGCTAATGTAGGAAAAGGCGGGGTTATCAATTACAACCGCACTAATATAGTACGTGCCTAAATCGCCGTAGCTTAAACTTTGTATTTGTACAAAGCCACCGACATAAGCGCTCATATCATTTGGGTAACTAAACACGTCTTGAGGGCTAACGCTATCAATAATAACGCCCGACTCGGTGGCGGTTATAATGCCGCTAGGCGCTATGCCAGGTACTTTTACTATTAGTTGGGTTTCTCTTTTCATTAGGTGTTATAATCTTGAGAGTAACTCACTTTCAGAGCCACGTTATAAAGTTTATTGTTTCGCTCTTTGCGCTCGAGGTAATTGTTTTCGTCCATGCTAACGGGTATATGTGTCCCGTCGCTATTCACTATATGAACTTGACTCGAAACCATGAGCGAACGTAAAAAAACAAATTCATCTTCTTGAACCCAATCGCTCGTAATACTGAGCGTCCGCGTTACCACGTTGGCACGGTCGTATAATTGGCGGTCGTATCGGCTAAATATTGTATTCGTTCCGTTAAATAAAACCCGCTTAAATTGCTTTCGGTCGATTTGGTTAGTAACCTCCGACTTTTTTATAAAGTTATAATAGTCCCAACCGCCGCGGCTGTTTACCCACGCGAGCCGTACGTTATCATAACGGCAATCGAATTGCCCGTATTTCTCGGCGTTAATAAAGTAGTATGTTTTGCTCACTATCGACGCGCCATTATAAGCCTCAATAGTATAGTAATTCCAACCTAACGCCACGGGGTCGGGCATCGTTGGAAAAGTCGAATTAATTATATTTTGAGGGTAGGCGGGAATACCTACTTGAGGCGCGGCCGTAAAGTTTACGAACGCCGCCCCGCTACCCGTACCGAATACCGCCACGCGGTAACTATCCACCGTAGTGGGCGAACAATATTCGTCCGAACCCGTCACGAATAACAGCCCCCAATCGCTGGGCAAACAAGGAATAAAAACCGTATTCGAGCTCGGCGTTATACCTAAACTAGCAGCCATTGAAAAAACCGTCGTATCATAACGGCGGTCGCTTTGCATATAGTCCGAATTCGCGTTATTAGCTATTTTAATAGTCTTATCGGTGCTCGCGAATACATTCGGGCGGTAACCGTCGATAGGTTGTAAATAGCCATTATAAACGGCCGTCGTTGCCGTTGCGCTCACGCCGTCGTTTTCCGTTAGTACCCCGCCCGTAATCCACCACTCCGTAAAAATGAGCTCGTAACTTTTCCACGAATTACCCTCGGGCTCGGTGTATTGGTTAGCCGTAGTCGCGTGAATTGCTGTATTCTCTTTATTGAGTAAATTAACTAGCGGGTTCAAATCGAAATAAGCCGCGCCGTCGGGCGAAGGGTCTAAAAAAAAGTTATACGTTTTACCCGTGGCCACGTCGTTTACCTCAATCCCGAATTTAAAACCCGTATTGCCCGAGTTGGTAGACGTCAAAGCGTAAATTAACTTTTGCCCTCGAGGCGTCCAGGTGTAGGGTTGCCCTGTTATTGTAATCGCCATTATTTAATGTATTTGTCGGCCTTCAATCGGACCTGTTTAACAACGTTTTTTTGGTACATGGTTCGAAACTCCTTACCGCTCTTTCGGCTTTCAGTTTGGAAAGCGTCGCGCATATAATCAATTCCGACGATACCTTTTCGGCCGATACTTTCAACCATTTTCGAAACTTGAATATATTCGCTTTTATTCGGTGTAAATAGCTTTTTATAACGCATCCACGCGCTAATAGGTGCGCGAGGTGGCCACGTGGTCGGGTTATCATTTGGGCGGCGTCCCTTTTCAATAACGTCGGCATAATCTCTCACGGGTGAGTTAGGCTTAACTCCGAACCATTGCAAAATATTAGCCCCCCTTTTGAAGTAGCCAAAGGTTAGCTCTTTTTGCAAAGTTCCTTTATAAACGCGATTAACCGAGCGGCCCCGAATGGTTCGTTTCTTCCTGAGGTTAGCTTGAGCCCGCGCAATTACGCGAGCCCCGAAAGCGTCTAACTCTTCTTGGTAATCCTTTAAGTTTGCCATTAAACCAAAGTTAGATTTAAAGCGGTGGCCGCTATTGTATAAGCCTCAGCGTTACTATCGCCACTTGCTCCCCAATCTAGGTAGGTTTGGCCCTCAATACCTAACGAGCCCTCGGCAATACAAACGCCGTCTAACGTGCATAGTTGGTAAATTAAATTTGCGCGTGAGCTCAAATTATCATAACTAATGTATAGGCTCAGCGCGGCGGCCTCGAGAGTTTCGCCCGCGCTCCAAATGTTTATAGGTTGTATATTTCTCATAGTTGTTCGATTATAAATGATACTGATACGATTGTTGCACTAACGTTTGTATGGTTATTAATCAACCTAAATACCAATTTGTCGCCTGCAATAGCTGTAAAGCTATCGCTCAAATTAGAGCGTGTTCCCGATACTCCTGAAGCAGGCACCGTAACGGATAACGCAGTGCTGAGTTGATTTTGCATAACGTTAATTACTAATGAGCCTCCCGCACCTTGTTGATTAGAGGTATGTACATATAAATTTTTAACCGTACCTCCAAAGGGTATTGTAAATTCTCGGTTTGCGATATTGGTATTGAATGCAATAATACCCGATGAAATTGTACCGTATGTTGTTGTACTTGCTGGCACGCTTGCAATAAAACCACTACCATAAGCAATAACCCCGTAAGGTGTTGCGCCCAATAATTCCGATTTTAATTGTGCGGCTGTTATTGCAGTTGCTGAATTATCAGCGTTAATCCTTAAATAACGTATAGCATTTGGATTTGGCAGCGTTGCAAGGTTAGTACCTACCGTGGTGAAACCAACCGCATTTTGCTTGCCATTAAACGTGGCCCAATCAGCACTGGAAAGCGCGCCTCGATTTGAAGCTGAAGCCGTCGGGAGGCTGAAGGTATGCACCGAGCCCGCCGAGCTAATAGCGAAGTCGGTTCCCGCCGTGCCGACTGCGAGGTTTTGAACCTGAGCCGTTAACCCATTAATCGCATTTACCCCCGTGCTGAGTGTGGTTATTACTTGGCTTAAGTGGCTGTTTTCAGTGTGTAGTTTAAGTGTGCGTCCCGAGGTCGTTACAAATACGCGCAAAGCTAACCTGTCGGTCAAAGTCATAACCGTTGGCGGTACTGCGAGAGCCGTAAAATAGGCGTCTATTGTGGTTCCGTTAGTAATATCCTCAGGCGTCGCCACGTCAGTAGCCAATAGCGTAAAAGCGGCCCCATCGTATTTATACAACTCAACGTAAAACGAGGGCGAGCCGCCACTTGAGGACGCATTAAAAAAAAGTTCTAAATTGAAATTACCTCCAGGAATTAGTAAAACGTTCGGGTCGTTTGCGTCCGTAATAAATTGCGCTATTAAGCCGTTACCCTGTGCATTCGTTCGGGTGAAATCCGTACCCGCTCCGAATACGGCCGTTTTACTCATTTGGTAATAAGTCGAACCGCCAATAGTACCTTGATTGATTGAGCCGTTTAAATAGTAGCTAACCGACGAACCGCCTCCGCCTGTTGTTGGAAAGTTGGCGAGTTGACCGTCGCCCCTTACATATTGCGTTGCGAGCCCCGCACCCGTTACGGCCAACGTTCCCGCCGTGGTAATGGGTGAGCCCGTTACCGAGAAAGCCGCGGGCATAGTTAACGCCACCGAGGTAACCGTGCCAGTTGGTAATGTTGGCAGGTTATCCAAATCGTTGTAATCATTCGAATAAGCAACCGCCCCGAGTTGGCCGTTTTTAAACTCATTAGAGGCCGCGTTAAATAGTAGCGTATCGTTTTGAGCTGGGCTTGAAATATCGACGTCCGTTAGGTCGTTTAATTCGGTGGGTATCGTTGGGAATGTTGTAAGATTACCTTTCCCATCTATATATTCGGTTTCGTCACCCGCGGCCGTTATTGCCAACGTGCCCGAGGTTGTAACAGGTGAGCCCGATACGTTAAAAGCGGCGGGAGCCGATAGGCCGACACTCGTAACCGTTCCGCCACCGCCACCGCCACCGCTTGCGCTAATCGTAATCGTGCCCGAGCCATTGTCGGTTATCGTTACGTTTGTCCCTTGCTGTAAATTAAGCAACGATTGAGAGCCATTATTAACCCCGTTCGTTTGAAGCAACAAACCAACGCCGCCACCTGAGCCGCCCGAACCCGAACCCCCTACCGTCCAGTCGGCGGGAATATCGCACGCCGACCAGTCCCACGGAACCGAAATAGTCAGGGTTAAATTAACCCCCGTTAGCGTATGGGTAAACTCTTTAATGAACGGCTCGATAGTGGCCGAACCTTCGAGCTCAACAGTTGGCCCGAATAGGACTAACCCGTTTTGGATTTCCGCTAGTAAGTCCTCGGCTAACTTTATGCAATCGCTCAGGCTTTCGCGCTGATATTCGGCGTCCGTTTCTTTGTCGCGTGGTAAATCGGCGAACGTCACAACGAACGTATAAAGGCGCGAGCCCGAGCGCGGTTCAACCTCCACGGGGAAAACGTGCATCCACGGGAAGCGCTGTTCTTTTTCTAAATCCGTTTGGGCTAACTCGCCGTGAGTGAACGCCTCTATTAGATAGTGCCCCGACGCGAAGGCGCGGAACCGCTCGATTAATACGTTATAACTTATTTGGGTAATCATCTTCGTTGCTTCATTATTCTAATTTGCTCGCTATTGTAGTCCCTCATATAGCTCAAGTGAGTAAATATTGCGGTTATCGGCTGAGCTAAAACCGTTTCGTGTTTGGTTATATCATTTCCCGAAATCGACTCGAGTATGTGAAACCAACCCCACCGCGCTAATCCTGAGGGCGTGTAACTGTCGTTATCTCCGTCACTATCAGCTTGTCCAAATAGTCCAGAGAATTGTTCACTAATTCGGCGCTTAAACTTGAAAAAAAAAGCAACGCCCCCTGTATTCGGTCCATAGTTAAACACTTAACCGCGTCAATGTAACGAGGTACGCGCTCGCTATCGTATGGCTCCAAATTATAGAACGTCCCCACCTGTTCCGCCACGGGTCTAAATAATATTGCCATAAGCTGAGGTAAGTTAGTATAGTTCGGTTCCTTACCTGTTGGCCAAACCGATTTAGCGAGCTGGTCCAAATCGGCCCACTCCTTAAACGTGAGTCCGTTTATATTCGGGTGGAACCCCAATTTAACCCCGTTAATTTCGATTATTGAGCCGTGGTTTTCTTTGCCCGTATTGCAAGCCGTCCCGAAAAGGTCGATTACCGTTTGCATCGTTGCGGCGGGCAACCCCTCGCAATATTCTCGGCTTTTGTTTATCGCCACCATAACACGTTCCACGTCGTCGGCTGAGGTGTAAAACGTAACGAACCGCTCGAGGCTGATTTGGTCAATAGAAACAGGTATATATAGCTTCATAGGTTTGCGCTGATAGTTATTATTGGTTGGTTATCGGCTCCCGTCAATTCCTGGCGCTCAACATAACCGCGTTTTTTGCCTTTCGTTTTCATGTAAAAAATAGTGGCGGCCGTATCGCCGTCATTTATGAGCCCGTGCAATTTGCTCTCGGCAAAATCCAAAACCATATCGTCGACTTGTTCAACCGCCAATTTATACTCGGCGTCATTCTTTAACCAATGGTAATGAATCTCGCGGCTCATTCCAACAGCGGCGGCGGCCTTGGTTACTATTCCCAAGTTAGCCTCGAGAGCTTCGATAAAGGCTCTTTTTTTGTTGTTAAAACCCGCGTAATCAATCTCGTTTTTTTCCATACCTCAAAAAGTCATTTTTCCCGTAAATACTACTGTTTCACCGACGGCGAAATCGCACTTCAGGGGTCTAATTTAGTTATTAATTTGCAGTCGGTCGGCTTGGTATTGGCAAACCGCGTACCGCTGGGCCGCGTCGGGGTACTCTCGAATAACGAGGCTATCAGCCATACAGCGGCCTATAAATTCGTGGCGGTCCTCTTTTGGTTGTCTTATCGGTAGGGGCATTATTTACGCTTTTTTGGGCCCGTTTTGGGCTTGTTGTTAGTTATGGTGAATATTTCCGCGAGTTCGTTTTTTATTCGCTTTAATAGTTCCTTTATTGCTTTCATGCCTTAGTAACGGAAAGCCCGCCCATTTTTGCCCCGAATTGACCCGAGGGGGGTTAATCTTCGAGTCGGCCCGTTTCTGAGCGTAGATAGTTAATAACGGCTTTCGCGTTGCAACTAGCGCAACTAACGCGGCGGCCTGTCATCTTATAAACCCAATCGGCGGCGAGGCGTACGGTTGCCCCTGAAAGTTTACCGTCTGAAGGTAGCCCCGAAATGAAGGCGGCGAGCTCGCGGGCTTCTTCTTCATTCAATCGGTAGTAACCCCATTTATTGATAGGGCAACGCTCGAGGCTCCATTTAGATTTTTCAGGAATAAAGCAACCGCAAAGGCGCGTTTTTTTCCGATAGTGGGTTATTTGGTTATTTTCCTCGGCCTCGGCTAACTCCTCCTCGGTTAGTTTGCGGCCGACAATTATAGTCCCGCAAGAGTGGGTAGCTTGTTTAAAGTGTTTACAGCCCTTGCACGTCGTTAGACGTTGGGCCCGAATTGCTGGGGGTACGGTGAACATTTTTTTTTATTTTATTTATTGCTTTTTCAACTAAGCGGTATAACTCTTTGACGGGAATACCTGTAACGCGGCTCGCTTCTTTATAACTGAAGTCCTCAAACATATAGAGCCTCAAAATGGTAGCGTCTAATTCAGGCATGAGCGAAATATAGGCGTCTAAATATTCGTTATCTACTCTGGAGCCCATCCAAACGGGCACGGGTTCCCCAAGATGACGCTCACTTTCGCAGTCCCACTTTAACCCGAATTTGCTGTATTTAACGTGATAGCGACTACTCTTATCGGTTGCCATTAAAAAAAGGGCGCGGTTAACGTAAAATTCGAGCGTCCCCGCGGTGGCGAGCTCGGCCGCCTTTTCGGGTTGGTTTTCGAGTATCTTTAAAAGTGTTTCGTTTAAACAATCGTCGCCCTTTGCCTGAGAGCCAACTAGCCCGCGGGCGTATCGTCGCCACGTTGGATATAGTCTTTTTATTTCAGCCTCCAAAGTTTGCAATGTAGCAAAAGAACAACTAATTTTGCCCCAAGATACGGCGGCACGTTGCCCCGAGCAAAAAAATAACTGAACAAATGGATATAACGATTAACGCCGCTTGGTTAATATTAGCCGCGGGGCTTATTGTGGTCGCTTTCGTGGCGGGCCACTTTCGCGGATGGTATGAGGCCCACGAGGATTTTTTTAACGAAAACAAACCCGACAATGAATAACACCGCTACACTTTCGCCCGTGGGGGAATACCTCGAGGCGACCCGAAAGAAACTACAAAGCAACCCCCTGAGCCTATCAGCCCCAGCATACCGAGAAACGCTCGCTATTGGGCCCGAAATGCTGGCTAACGAGGCCGAATTTGCGCGGGCCTGTTATATGGAGGGCTATAAAAAAGCGTTAGAAGATATTAAAGAAAATTTTAGCAATGCGAATAACGACGCGAAAGCAAATGAGCAAACTCACTAACGACGAACTGAGGGGCCTACGTTGGCGTCTATTGGGTTACATACCTGAAAGCCGACCCGAGCGCGATAACCTTTATATGATTATAAAACGCTGTAAAGAGGAAATCGAATTTAGAAAACTAAAGAACCTATGGACGCAACCAAACTAAACGCGATAGTTAACGAACATTTTGGAACCCGCGAATATTTTAGCCGCAAAATGAAGGTAAGCCGCTGGACGGCGTACCGTTGGTTAAAAAACCCCGAGCGAATGGATTTAGCCGACCTTCGAAGGCTGAGCACCATAACGGGCAAACCTCTAAACGAGTTAGTGTAATGGTTGAATTTTTGCCCAAACAAAAGGAATGTTTAAACGCCCTCGGGCTCGATAGTCCCGCCGAGGTTGTACTCTTCGGAGGTGCAGCAGGGGGCGCGAAATCGTTCACGGGTTGCGCGTGGCAAATTCAAAGGCGGCTAAAGTATCCAGGAACGCGCGGGCTAATCGGTCGGTCGAAACTCGATACACTCAAGAAAACCACGTTAAAAACGTTTTTCGAGGTGGCGGGAATGTTTGGGCTGAGGGCTAACGAACATTATTCGTATAACGCTCAATCGCACGTAATAACGTTTTACAACGGTTCCGAAATAATTCTAAAAGATTTGTTCGCGTACCCCTCCGACCCCTCTTTTGATTCTTTGGGCTCGCTAGAAATTACCGACGCTTTTATAGACGAATGTAGTCAGGTTAGCAAAAAGGCTATTGATATCGTTCGGAGCCGTATTCGTTACCGCCTAAATCAATTTAAGCTCAGCCCGAAAACGTTGCTAACGTGTAACCCGTCGAAAGGCTGGCTATATAACGAATTTTTCGCCCCGTTTCGTTCGGGCCACCTTCCCGCGCATTTAGTTTTTATTCAATCGCGGGTGGCTGATAACCCCCACCTCCCCCCTACTTACGCCGAAACGCTCGCGCGGTTGCCTGAGGTGGACCGTAAAAGGCTATTAGAAGGGGACTGGGACTACGACGAAACATTAGACGCCCTTTTTACTACCGACGATTTGTTACGCTGTTTTCGAGGCCCTGAAGAAAGCGGGGAGTTATATATAACCGCCGACGTTGCCCGCCTTGGGAAAGATAGGACCGTTATTGCCCTTTGGCGTGGTTTGTCGCTCATTCAAATAATTGAGCTCAGAAAAAAGAAGATAGACGAAACGGCTTCGGTTATTCGCCAACTCGCGGACTTTAATAAAGTGAAACTATCCAACGTAATAGCCGACGCCGACGGGCTCGGGGCTGGGTTGGTAGACGTGCTCAAGTGCCGCGAGTTTCGTAACGGCTCAAGGGCAACTAAGCCCGAGCGGTTCGTAAACCTGAAGGCGGAATGTTTTTTTAAGCTCGCCGAACTGATAGAACTCAATCGAGTAATATTACCCCAAAACCACCGCGATACAATCGTTAAAGAGCTCGATTTAATACGCCGAAAGAACCCCGACGGGGACGGTAAATTAGCAGTAACAGGCAAAGAGGAAATCCAACGCGTTCACGGCCTTTCGCCTGACTACGCCGACGCTATCGCCATGCGAATGTATTTCGAGTTATTCCCCAATTACGGGCGTTATTCCTATGCCTAAACTCGATTAACATTTTTTAACAAATCGAAACGGCTCGATTTTAACAAATTTTAACATAATCGATTGAATTTTAACAAATTTTAACTTTTTGGGGTGTTGCAAATATACTACCTTTGTAGGGTCCAAAGGGACGAACGTTATTTGAATTATTAACCCCTAAAACTTAGAACATGAAAAAAGAGTTTACCGTGCGTCTAGTTGAATTGAAACGTTATGAGAACGGCGAAGCCTACGGAGGCGACGTTATCGACTACATAACGCGAACAACTAAAAAGGGCGCAATTAACGCCGCTAAAAAAGGCGTGAAAAGGCCCGAAATAATGAGCGCCTGGGTCGAAGAGGAAAACGTAGAATACGACCCATTTCGCTGTTATATCTACAAAGGAGACACACACGTTACCGACCAAACGGGTTGGTAGAAACGGGGGGCGAAAGCCCCTTGTTTTAACCCCTCAAAATTATCTAACTTACTGATAATCAATATAGCAAATGTTAAAATTTGTTAAATAGTTGTATGTAGCAAAAAAGCAACTATATATTTGGCAAATAATTAAAACACTAGCAAAATGCAAAAGCAAGTAGGCGACAAAATCAAAACGTTCACAGTTGTAAACATAGTTGACGGCATCGGTAAAAATTACGACGATTTTGGTAACGCAACTCCATACGCGACAAAATATATGTTATTACTATCAGAGCGCGGCGAACAGCGAGTTTTAGAAATCGGCAAAACAAACCTAAACGATTGCGTCCGCTATTACGGCTGGAGCAAGTTTAAGTTTGCTAAATGGTCTATGATTTAAAAACGTAACCCCTTAAACCCTTTTATATGTATCAGATTATTATAACCCACCTCCAAAACCGCACCGCTCAGGTGCTCGAATTTCCCAAGCTTGGCCAATGCCTCGAATCATTTAAAGAGATTTGCGACGCTCAAGGCTATAACTACGAATGGACCGAAGAGCTCCCCACAGCGGGCGGCGTTGGCCACGATTATCGTATCGAAGTATTTGTAAATTTTTAATAACCCCAAAACCTCATAACATGAAAAAGATTCTAATTGATATCCAACGCCCCGCAACCGTGGACCGCCTCGAAGTAGAACTACCCGCGTTTACTAAATTAGGGAACTCCTATTTTTGCGTAACGGGCGAGAGCACAGGCGTACAAATTAACGAGTATAAGTCTATACGCTGTTATTCAATCCATAACATGACAAAGCGCGACGTCGGAGTCGCTTTCGATTGGGAAGCCGAAACGATTACAAAGGCCGAATTCGAGAAAGCTCTAAACGCCGCTTACGATTCAATTAACTACGCTTTAAACCTATGAAGAGGCCCGACGAACTAATCCGATGGGCAAAGGTGGAAAATCGCTTATTGCTCGCCGTATGCATTATTGAGCTCCTTTATATCCTAATTAAAAAATAACATGATTTACCCCCTTAACCCCGAAACGATGGGCCAACTCCAAAAGTTTACCCAGCGCCTGAACGCTGAGCCCGACCCGCTCAGCGTAGAATTAACCCCCGACCGCAAAGCGTCCACGGTTGTAATTAGTCACATTGAAACCACGCTAGATGAGCTCTTCTTTGGGCAATGGAAAACCGAGGGCTTTAAATGGTCACCCGTGGCGAATGAAATTCAAGGTTCGCTTGAGCTGGTTTGCATCCACCCAGTAACAGGTTTCGAAATACGCCGAACGGGAGCCGCTAGTATTGTCATAATGGTAGACCGAGCACCCGAAAACCTAGCAGGGCAAGAACGCAACCAATGGGCGCTAAACCCATCCAACAAAAAGCCCAACGCCCTCGATATGGCTTTTCCTAAACTCAAGAGCGAATGCCTCAAGAATGCCGCGCAAAGTTTGGGTAAGGTATTCGGCCGCGACCTTAACAGGAAAAATAAGGACGTTTATAAGCCCTTTAAACTACCGAGCGCGGGCGAGCTGAGCGAATCGATGGTAGCACGTTTAGAGGTCGGTATTTTAAACCGCGAGGCCGCCGCTATCGAAGCCATTGAATTACTAGACGCCCACCTTTCACCCGAGCAAAAAAGCAAATTACAAACCCTTAAAAATTCAATCGAATGAGTAACCCCTATTTAACCGAATTTATGCAACAGGTGGCCCAGCAGTCGGCCGCGTGGGACAAATTACGCCTCGGCCGTTTCACGGGCTCAGGAATAAGCGCCCTAATGACGGACCCCAAAACCAAAGCCGCAAAGGAAGCGGGCGAGCTTTCAGAAACTGCCAAAAAGTATATTTACGAAAAGGCTATGGAAACCGTAACAGGCCAAAGTAATAACGAGGCAACTAGCCGCGCTATTGATTGGGGCAACGAGTGGGAAGAGCACGCCTTACTAGAGCTCAAAAAGGCCCTGAAAAGCCCCGACGAAAGTACCGAACTTAAACCCTCTTTTAAACTCTTTAACGAGTATTTCGGTTGCTCACCTGACGCC